TACGTAACGCACCCAATCCTAGCATACCCATAAGAACTGGCATCATGGTTGACAAGTCTATAAGGGGAATGCTGACTGTAGAATCGGTAAGAGCCAGCGCAAAATTTGCCATCGGTATAACCAAGAAGTTACTCGCCATAGAAAGCACGCATACCCAGCCGACAGCCGGACGCCAACCTGCGACAAATAAGTTTTTATGCCCTGCTTCAGCTTTGTTTACCTCTATCTGTGCCATTGCACTTTCGTGTGCATGTCTCTGCGCCATTGTTGCAATTTCATGCGCTATCTTTTGCTTGACGTCAGCATCAGGTATAAACTTATCCAGTATGCTCGTTACGGGCTGTATTAAAGATTTAAGTATACTCATATTATACACTATTTAGTCTTGTTTGTCAAGTAGTTTTTTACCGTGTACTAGCTGTTGTACTGTGTCTGACTCGTATATTCTAATACCCAACCAAACGATTGTAAATATAGAGGCGACTGGTGGTAGCCAAGCGGCTAACGCTAGTATACCTGTGGAGGCTGCGGCTATGTCTACAACTTCTTTTGTTTCTTCAACCATGTTTAAATCCTTTAAAGGCTCGCTAAGTAAATGATTAAGTATATCAAAACAGGAAGCCCCGCTAACGCTATACCCATTATGGTAACAAACTGTTTGATTAACTTTAAGTTCTCACGTCTCTTAGCCGCTGCAAGACGTTCTTCCTTTTCTCTGTTCCTACGACACTCTGCTTGGTAATTCAGCCAGTCGGTATACATATCAGGACGACCGGCGTATACCATGTAATCCTTCAGCCAAACCTCTTGCTCTTTAATCTTCTCAAGAGCCATGAATGCGTCTAAGTCACTCTTGCCCTTAGACGCTACACGTTTTGCTATTGCACTTTTATTGTTAAAATACTTAGTAGCCGCTTCAGAGCAGTCATACAATTCCTTACCATTACTAATGGCAATCTTAATGACTTTAAAGGCTGCGTTCGCTGCTGCGATTTCGGCGAGCATTTAGTCACTCAGACGCTGTGCGGATGTCTTTAGCAATGCCTTCTACCAGAGTAGCAGAACCAGCACCAACACCTTTTGCAGTGCCTACTACCATGTCTTGTGCAGAATCAACAGTTGAGTTGACAATCTGCTGTGAACCGTCAATAGCACCGTTAAAAGTGTTGCAGCCAGCAAGTACGAAAAGTGTCGCGATTAGTAATGTTTTCATGTTATATCCTCGTGGTTGAATTAAGGCGCTGTAGGCCAAGTAATGTCAGTTGGAAATCCTGCTTGTTCCGATATGTCACGTAGCTCTGTGCGGTAAGTAGCCCAAGAAGCCTTTGTGTTGTCGTCTAAAGGACTGTCGGGCATCTGCGTCCAGTCACATTGGGTCAGTAGCTCATCACGCTCATAACGCACGCTTTTAGCTTCTGAGGCTATTTCGTCTGCTGTCTTGTCCCGTACAACCCAAGGCAGTGTCCATACACCTTCTACAAGCACAGGCGCTGAAGCGTGGTCTGCGGTTTGAGTATGTGTTAAGGTTGGGTCTTCTGCACGAACTACAGAATAAACTCCGTATTCTTCTAACAAAGATTCAGAAGGTTTTGCAGGAAAAGACGTGTTAGGGTTGTCTTCCTTTAGCTTCCTAACGTTATAGGGAAACTCTTGTATTTCATTGTTTAATGTTTTAACGTACATAAAAAATCCTTTAAACTTTATTGTATATATTTAAAATTCCGCCATCATTGCTAGCGCCTAAAGCTGTAGAACCTTCTGCTGTCATTGCACCCGAAGGGGTATAGCTAACTACGTGAATACGATTACCTGAGTTAAGTCTGGCTTTAAGATATACTAGTTTTTTAAAAGTATCAATGGCAATAGTTTGCTCTGTACCGCTGCCACCATAACCAGTTAAAGTGCTTTTAAGTACCATGTTTGAAGGGTCACTAATATCAATACAGTTTATAGCACCGCCTACACAATATACAAAAGCTAAGTTTCGGTAGGTGTCTAATTCTACAGTATAAGCATTATTTAAATTAGTAGCATCCGTAACATTGTCTAATATAGCTAAATTTGAAGTATCGCTAATATCTACTGAAACAAGCTTATCTGCTGTATAGTTACAAACATACAAAACCTCATTAGCTACATCAACAACCATGCCACGCGCACCGCCGAAATTGGTATTAAAATAGTTATCCAGCTCAACAATACCGCTACCTGCTAAATCTGAAACATCGTATGCATAAATTCTGTTAGCTGTTGTAGAATACAATACTTGATTTGTTTCGTCTATTGTTGTTCCGTATCTATTAGAATTACCGTCTGTTCCTAAATCAAAAAACGTGCCTAACGTAGGGCTAGATATTGTACTGTAATCTAAAACTTGTATTGTTTTACCGCTTCTTGCGGTGGGTGTGGAGGCGGATGTTACGAAACAAACTTCGTTTGCGGAATCTACGGCTATTTCACTTCTAGGCTGATTTATATAGGCAATATTGTCATAACTACCGTTTACAGAAAAACTTGAAGGGTTGCTTGCATCTGTAAACACAATTTTATCGCTAACAGCGTTAGAGCAAATACCAATTAAATTTGTTTTATCAAACCCCGCTGCGTTGAAACTGGGGTCATTAAAACCAGATTCATTATTAATTGCAGAAACTTGGGTTATGCCTAGGGGGTCAGTAAGGTCTAAAGTAGTAGCTTCGTTTTCCCCCATAAGCAGCGCACTATCAAAAGTCTCACCCAAGCCATCGCCAGATACTGTAAAAGCTGTTTGAAGTTTCTTAGCTACTGTACTCATTATGCCATCGCCTGTCCAGCCGTGAAGCCGTAGTAAGTAGTACCACCGTCAATAGTATAGAACACAAACACATCTACACCGCCACTGGTTGCTGTCAAGGTAGGCGCTGTGCCTCCCGCCCAGTCAACACTAGCAGGCCAAGTAATTGTACGGGCTGTGGTGTCCTGAATAACTTTCAAGGTGAACGCTGTAGCATTGCCTGTGGTTGCTGGGTTGCTAAAGGTGTAAGTTGTGGCACCTGTAAGGTCATGTACGAAGTTAGTAGCGGTAGCTAAGTCGATAGTAGTAGTTGTGCCTGTAAGCGTTACAGCGTCTTCTGTAATTGCTGCTTCAAAGACTACAGTGCCTGTTACTGTACCACCAGCTTTAGGAAGCGCAGCGTCAGCCGTAGCTCCCTGAGCAGCCGTAGCATAGTCAGTAGAATCAAAAGCCTTAACCTGTGCTAGGTTGGTGACCTCAGAGTCCATCAAAGCACCAGCGGCTGTTACGTTAGCTGTGTCCGTTACGTCTGCACTGGCTTCAATACCATCTAGCTTAGTGTTGTCGGCAGAGGTAAAGTTAATCTCGGTAAGACCACCATCGCCCACGGTGTATGTAGTATCAGTCCAAGGAACATTGACAACGGCTTGGTCGTCGCTGTTTAACTGGATACCGTAAGTTCTTGCAGCAGTAGTAGTTACAGCATTAGCAACTACAGTTTGGTCTGTGTCACTAAACAGCTCAATGCCGCCTAAAGTTGTGTCAGTAGCCACGGGAAGTGCAAAAGAAGTGCTAGTAATTGTAAAGCTAGGATATGTTCCTGAAATGGAAGTACCACCAGCGCCTGTCAATGCGACAGTCTGGTCAGGAGAATCATTAGTAATGGTAAAGTTAGGGTAAGTACCCGAAGTAGAAATACCAGTGCCACCCGTAAGTGCTACGGTTTGGTCAGGAGCTGTGTTAGCAATCTCTCCACCAGCGGACAAGCTAATGCCTGTGCCTGCCGATAGGGATGCTACAACGTTAGTGGTGTCGGTTACATCTGCACCAGCTTCGATACCGTCCAGTTTAGTTTCATCTGTATCAGTAAAAGCATTGGTGTTAGCGTTGCTTTCATACGCTGTCTTAATCTCGGCAGCAGTTTGGTCAGCGGTTGCACCAGCTTCGATACCGTCGAGCTTAGTGCCGTCTGTGGCTACGTCTCGTCCATCGAAGGTGCTGTTGGTTGTTATTGCGCCTGTCATCGCTCCACCTGTTCTAGGTAGTGCGGCATCGGCTGTGGTGCCCTGCGCAGCAGTAGCGTAGTCCGTAGAGGCTGTAGTGGCAGCAGTGCCCAAGCCTAGGGTAGTACGTGCAGCAGAAGCGTCCGCATCGTCAATCAGTGTACCACCAAAAGTCGAAACGGCTGAGGAATTTAGTTTAGTAGCACTAGCTACAGCTATGTTGTCAAACTCAGTGTTAATCTCCGTCCCTTTAACAATCTTAGCAGGGTTACCAGACGGCAGAGAATCTTTAGCAGCAAAGTTAGTAGTTTTAATATAATTAGACATCAAGAAACCTGTTCAAGTATGAGAGGAGGGGAAAGTAGAAAAAGGGACTCCCCTGTTACAGGAAGCCCCTCTTGGTTACTACTTATGCATCTACTGCAAGTACGAATCCAGCGTCTGGACGCAAGACCTTAGTGCCGTACAGAGTGTCAGCAGTGTACAAGGTTCCGAGGAACTCCTGCTTGTACTGAGTCTGTGAACGAACGCCCTGCTGCTCTGCCAGAACAAAAGTGTCCTTGTGCAGAAGCTGTGCGCCTTTAACACCACTTTCAAGAGTAGCAGCGTTGGTTGATACAAATACGTCAATGCCGTACAGAGTACCAATCTGACCGTTCTGAACACCGCGACCATCTACGAAGTCAGAAGAGTTGTAGCGGTCAATGCCCATGATAGCGTTACGCAGTGAAGGTGGAACTACGAAGCAGCGGTTGTCCATAGGAACGTCTGCATCATCCATCTTCTGAATCAAAGCACGGAAAGCTAGGTCAGAAAAATCACCACACTCAGCAGCACCCTGTGCGCTGTATGCTTCAAGAAGACCGGAAGTAGGGTCAATCTGGAAAGAAGCACTGTGAGTCCAGTCGCTACCATCGCCGTCACCCAGAGACTTACCAAGGTTAGTCAGGTCAGTATCAACCTGCTTAGCCAGAGCATAACCAGCGTCGCCAGTGTAGAACTGACGGAGAGAAGCCAGAGCCTGAGTCTCGGTGATGTCTTCAATCATACGAGAGTATTCGAAGTGCTTGTCGATAACAACCTGTACTTCACCCTCAGAAGCGTTCTGAATGGTTACAGCTTGGCCTTCAACCTTAGCGTGAGCATCGCCACGAACAGGCTTAGGGATATGTACAACGTCGCCTTTCTTACCAGTCATGCCCAAAGACTTGACCAGAGGAGCCAGAACCAAGTTAGACTTGTATGCAGCAACAACTTCGTCACTCCAAATTTCTGGGATAAAAGTAGCAGCGCTAGTGTTGTCTACCGCACCGCCCATGTTGGGATATGTTGAATCAGTCATAATTTAATACCTTATAATAAAAGAGTTTAGTTAGCGGACTCTCTTCTCGGCATAAGCCCTAGTGATTTCATCAGATAAAGCTAAATACCGTTCTGGATTGTCCTGCATTAGTTTAATAATGTCTGAGCGTCGATATATCTTCTTCGCTCGCTGTTCTCCATTTCCTTTGGTGCTACCGGTAGAGGCAGCTTTAACAGCGGATTTCCTTGTTTGCTTCTCAGCAGCTACAGTCTTAGCTACGGCACCTTGACGTTCCTTCCAGTTAGTGAAGAGTTCGTCGGCAGCTTCGTAGTCGTACTGCGTGTCTGCTTGAGCAAAGAGCTGTGTTCTAATCTTAGAGGCTTTAATCCATTCAACAAACTTTGGGTTCTGAACAATATCAGTCATGTCAGGATGACGCTTCTGAAGTTGTGTCATTGCAATAGTTCGTGCCTGTTCCTGTGTGGCAGCCTCAGCCTTCTTAATTGAAGGGTGATTAGCGATAGCTCTTTCGACAGCCTTGTCAGGGTCGGAAAAGAAATCAATATCTTCGTCTACAGTTTCTTGCGTTGGTGTAGTGTTGTCGAGTTGTGTCTGAATGTAATTATCAACGACTGAACGTAACTCCCCTACTTCTCCGCTTTGCTTTCCTAGGAGCTTCTCAGCTTCTTGGTGCATCCTTACAATCTCAGCGGTTGACTTTCCTTTGTACTTATCGGGGATGTCATCTTCTTGTGTTTCGGTTGCTTGGGTTTCCGCAGGAGTTACCTCTTGTTGAGTTTCCTGTGTAATTTCCTCAAGGTTGCCTAGTTCTTCTTTGTCGTCTTCTGGACGCTCGTCTGGTAAAATTGTTGCCATTATTAAACTCCGTACCTTTAGTATTATGGAGGTTTATATTATGTAAGGGTTCAACACACCTATGAATTTGCCTTACGTTCTTGTTTCAGCTGACTCTCTCGTTTCTTGACCCAATTGTCGGACGCAATACCATTCCGCTTTTCAGTCCAAGTTCCAAAAGAATTTAGCTGCTTTACTGCTAGTTGACCACAATCATTGCACTCAACTTCTTTAGTGTCGCTACTAACGAATCGTTCATTAGTATGTCCAGCTTCACATTTAAAATCAAACAGCGGCATCGTCTTCCATGCCTAGGTTGTCATATGCGTCACGGACTTGCTCTTCTAAGTTTAGCAACGAAGCAATGACATAAAGTTGTCCCTTCCTAAAGAAGAGGTCTTTTTCATCTTTCGTTCCTTCTACTGAATTAATGCCTTTGGAGTTAGTAAGCAGGTCTTCCGATAAAGTCTTCCAACCTGATGTACGAAACATCGAAAGCATATCTTCGTAGTATTTTTCTAGTTCTTTGTCTGTGTCATTCATTAACTGTTTCTCCTTAAAGGACAGTTTGTTATAAGTTAAAGTACAAGTTAAAGTATACTAAAGCATACTATAGTACTATTATAACATATTTACAGTCAAATGTCAAGCTTTATTTTACTTATTTGTAACCACGTGCCTTCATCTTGTTCTTACCCGCACGTTGTCCGCGCTTAGGCTTGGGCATTGATTTCGGCTTTGCTTTGCTTTTAGGCTTCATTGAATATGAGGGCATAAATTTCTCCTGTTATGTTTCATATACTATACATTGTACACTCTAATGTACACTTAAGACACTTTTGTGTATTATATTAGTACACTACCACTTAGCTTTATCAGCCCAATATGCCGCAGACATTTTGCCTTTAGCTATGTTCTTACCATGTCGTGCTTTGAAGCTGGCTCTTTTCTTCTTCATAGCCTCAGACTCACCTGCTTTAGGCTTACCTGCTGTCTTAGCTCCCTGCTCTCCAAAGCGGATAGTCTTAACCTTGTCACCTTCCTTGGCAACCACTACATGACTCTTCTTAGGATGACCGGGGGTTCTCTTTGGCTTATTGAACCCCGATACGCCCGCCCTAGCTAGTCTTGGGTCTGGTTTTTTTGCTGGCACTAGGAGCCTCCTTAGTGTTGACTTGTTCTTGTAGTTTATCTACTTTTTTGTTGACATCCTTAAATGCTTCGTTTATCTGTTTAAGTACGTCGTTGAACTGTCGCTCTGTAATCATTGTGGCAATTGTCCCATATTAGGTTGCATTGGTGGTCGTGCTTGTGGTTGTGCCTGTGATGCTGGTTGCTCTACGTTGCCTTCCTTAACGGCTACCTCACGCTCCTTGAGTAGCTGCTTAGAGATTTCAAGGCGACGCTTAAACTCTTTGTCGTCTGCATCCCCCGCATCTAGGTTAGCTGTTACAGCCTTAATACGGTCAATCTCAAGCTCCTGTGGTACAGCCTGTGCTTCAGCCATAGCCTTCGCAGCGCGTGCCTGAGACTCTTGAGCCTGTCCGTTAAGGGCAGCAGTCTGTGAAGCTTGGAACTGCAACTGAGCTTGCTGTGAAGCCTGTTGAGCCTGTTGTGCTTCTGGGTTAGGCTGATTGGCTTGGTCAAGCTTGGCAATAAGTTCTTCACGGTTGGACAAGTTCATGTTCTCAACAATGGACTTAACCAGCTCAGGATACATTGGAGTCTCAGGAGACATGGTTTGTAATAACTGTACAAGCTGTGTAACTTCGTACTCACGGGCAATAATACCTAAAGAGCTAGATACGTCAAACTTATAGTCAGCCACTGGGTACAGCTCAGGTTCAAACTGCATATAGCGGTGAGCAGCCTTGGTTACCAGCGGAATAATAAACGACTCTTGGAAGTTAATCAATGTGCGCTTGTGACGCTTAATGATAGCGCCTAGGCTCATGGAGATGCCCGCAGCTGTGCTTTCACCATTGATACTACCTGCGATACCGGCTGAGTCAATAGCACCTGTAGCGGTCTGTACCATCTGCTGT